GAAAGCGCGTTCCGGTGCAGGGCCTTCTCAATGGCAAAGGCTATCGCTTGCGCCGGCGCACGGGTCTGCGCTTTGTCCCAAACATGGATGCCCAGCCGAATGTCTAACGCCCGTTCGGTTTTGTCGTCTTCGTGATCCCAAGACGCCGCCCCCATCGACACATAGGGGAACCGGGTGCAATCAGCCGCCCACCGATCAAAGACCGGCACCGGGGCAACCGTGTCCACGACCACCGCATAGACCGCTGCCTGTACCGCGCTGATAGGATCCATCAGCCCACCTTCCACAGCAGGCGCTTTAACGCGGCATCAAGGCGCGCCTGAATCTGAGGCCGTGCAGCCTCATAGCCAGGCTCAACAAACGGCTGCGGCGGGCGCGCAGGCACCGCATGAGTTCCATAATGGTTCTGACCGCTCGATATTCGGTTATAGACTTTTTTCCACTCTTTATTTCTCCCCTTGACCCAGCGGTCGGGGGTGTAACCGCGCGTGCCATACTCAGTGAACTTTGCCCGCCAGCCTGCAAGACGCCACTTTTTCTTACCCAGCTTCGGGCTATAGCCCACTTCCAACTCTAAGCGCTTTGGGCGATCTTTTCGCGCCAAGCTATGGGCAAGATCGCCGCTATCGACAGGCACACGCTTTAGGATCTCAGCCTCAATAATGTCCCCTGCCTCCTTAATCTCGCCCTGCATCTCTTGGGTTACTTCCGCATCCAAGCTCCCCAGCAAACGCCGCAGGCTGTGGGAAATCGTCACCTCAGAAGACATTACCCTTCCTCCCATACAAGCGCCGTCAAGCGCCGCCAGGCAGCCCGCCCGGCGCACGGCGCAGTCTCGATGTGCAAGTCCAGATCACCCCACTGTACGCGGTCACCAGCGGACAAGGCCGCACCGCGCCCCATGTTCCGAACTGTCACCAGGTACCGTTGCTTAACGATTTCCTGATCGCCGATGATTTCCTCACGCCCATTCTCGGGCGTGACCTGAGCCGGGATCGCGGCGCCATAGGCCACGGTTTCGTCCATGCCCCCCAAACCATCAGGGACGCTGGTCGCTTCCACCCGGCGGATCAGCTGATCCAATTTCCCCGCGTCCATCAGCCAAAGCTCTGCACGCGATAGGGCGCGAGCAGCGCGTCAACCGCAAAAGGAATTTCGGTCACGATATTTCCAATATTGACCGCCGAACGGGTGTCATACCAATGGCCAATCAACAACAGAATCGCCTGCTTAAGTGGCGCAGGCACCGCTGCCCCGCCACCATACCCAGCGGTAAAGGTGACCTGCGCCCCGGCCTCGCCATACGCACGAGGCCACCGCGCCCCCCAGGCCGGGTAAAGCATCGGCCCGGTTAGCGTCCAATCCTCTACAGGCAAGGGCTGCATCACCCCGTCGCTATCCCGAACAGTCACCGCCGTGACCTCTGCCACCGGAACCAACGGCAGGCAAAGCCCACCGCTGACCGGCAAGTGATCCAGCGCCCACACCCAGGTTTGGGTACACAAACACCGCCCCAAAATCCCCGCAGCCCCATCCAGATACTGGGTCGCAGCTGCGATCAGGGCGCTAACCGTCGCGTCATCATCCCCCTCCGCCACCCGCAAATGGGCGCAGGCTTCGGCAAGGGATAACGGCTGTTCGGTGGGCGGGGATACCAGGGTTAGTGTCATGGTACCCCCCTACCCAACCGACTTTGCCGAGGGGGCCGTCTTTTTGTCCACGTCGGTGATTTCGACCGCAGCCTTTGTATTGATCAGGGCTTTTGCAACCTCATCCGGCAACCCGGCGATTTCGCCCGCGTTGTAGATTGTCCCCGCCCGCGTCGGCTTCAGAAACTTCACGATTATCATGGCTCAATCCTCAGAGCATTGATGTCAAAAAACCTGGTAAAGGGGCGACTTACGCTCCCCAGGTCACCGCCTGCATCACCGCAACGGCCAAGTCATAGCGCAGGGCAAGGTCATGTTCCTGGATAACCCGGATCAGCGTTTCATCGCGCGAGAAGGCAGACTGCATTTGCGTCCCATCGTGATAGGCCGCAACATCGCTCGCCGCGATGGTCACCCGGTAAGTGTCCCCAATCGCCACCTGGGCAAAATCCGCAAAGTAGATTTCGCTTTCGTTGCCGCCAACACCCAGGGTGTCGGGCACAGAGGTGGTCATCGCATAGGGATAGTTGCCGATCTTGCCCTGGGCCATTTCGGGGTAAACCTTCACCCCATTGCTGTTCAGCAACGACGATAGGAACAGTTCCAGGCGCGGGCTAATCACGTACCCCGGCGCCGTCATCGGGATGTTATTCGCGGCCAGCAGGTAAGGCATCTTGTTGATGGCGTTGACCACATCTTGGACAGTCGGCGCCGCAGGGGCGGGGAACTTGTTCGCCGGTTGCGCCAAATTCAGAATACCGGTTGGGGCCAGCGCGCTACCAACGCCCCGCAGGAACTGCTGGTCTTCACTGACCGCCATCGTTTCTTGCAAGTCATCGCGAACCAAAGCATCAACCGCAGCCGACGCATGGCGCAACAGGCCGTTCGAAATCGGCACCAAAGAGGCCAACCGCTTAGCAGACATCGTCATCGAACCGACAGTCATGCCCGAGGTGGCGATATTATCCCCTTCCCCGATGTAAGAGGCGCTGCTGTTTCCAGTCTTTTTCCGCGTGGTCAGGTTGCCGTCAGGCATCGGGATCGACCGCCCGCCCAGACGACGCACCACCACCTTGGGGCGCAGCAAGTTAATGAAATCGGTCGAGTAAGCGGTATCGACCAAAAAGCCCCCCTTGGTATCGGTCGACTCTTCCATCCCCGCCACAATGGCCGCCGCTGACGTGCCCCAGGTCTTTTCTGCGTAGTCCGACGCCCGCCGCTTGTCCATATCACCATGAATCAATGCCTGCGTAATCCGCGAGAACTGAATACCCGGTTCCAACGGGGCGGCCACTTGGGCGGGAACACTCGCCCCACCGCTGTTCAGGCCGCGCGCCTGCGATGGAGCCGGAACACTGGCAGCAGCCCGCCGATTTTGCAGGTCTTCCTCTTGAGCGATCTGGGCCGCCAGCTTGTCATCATCACTGGCCAAGCCGGTGTAGGTGGCTTGTTCGGCATCGGTGAAATCGCGGCCTTCATCGTCAACCAAAGCGACCAGAGCCGCCATTTTGTCCAGTCCGGCAGCCCGCGCAGCCTTTAGTTTTTTAAGACGGTTGCTCATAGCATTTAGTCCTGTCTGTTAGGCGCCACGACGGCGCAGGTCGAGAGATGCCGCCGCAGCGCGGCGGCGGGGGGCAGGCCGATGAATCACAGCGTCACTCAGCCGGGATAACGTCGCGGTCAGTGTGTCAACCCGGTCAGCCATGCCAGCCTGCACAGCAGACGCTCCAACCCGCTCCCCACCGGCACCAAAATCAGTGCGCACAGTCGTCACCGAAACGCCGCGCCCCGCAGCCACAGCCGAGAGGAAAGTCGCCTCAATGGCGTCGAGGGTCGCGCGCACAACCGCTTTACCTTCGTCTGTTGATAGGTCAGGCCGTTTATTCACCGCGTTGCTGCTGGTGATCGTGACCTCACGCCGACCGTTGGCATCGGCAGTTTCCTGGTAGGAACCAGAGGTCACCACCCCAACCGATCCGACCATTCCAGTCGGATCAATGACGATTTCCCCGGCCTGACTGGCAATCCAGTAAGCCGCCGAACACCCCAAACCGCTGACATGAGCCACAACGGATTTCGTGCTGCTTGCGATCATCTGCGCAAACTCATGGACGCTGGTCACCATCCCGCCGGGGCTATCGACCACCAACAGAACGGTGCGCACCGCCTCCATGCTTTGAATGGCCCGCAGGTCAGCCGCCAGAACATCCAGTGACGTGGCGCCGGATAGTTCGGTCAGCAGACTGGCGCGCGGGAAAATTGGCCCCATCAGGGGCAAGCAGGCCACGCCATTGCGGACTGTTGCCTTGCGGGTTCCTTCCAGACGGCTCCCCATTGCAGCCAAAGCCGCCGGGTACCGATCCTGATGTCCATCCTGCGCGATCTCGGCGACAAGGGCGTTACCGACCGCCCGTTCGGCGATGCTTTCAATGGCGCCCAGCCAAGTAGGATCTATCGCCCACGGCTGTGACCGTATGGCTTGCAATACCCGGTGCGGCATCTCTTGTTCCTTAGCTCTGGTCTTGAGACTCACCAGCGCGGTTAAAGTTGGCGGGCCACAAATAAGCCCCACCAGAAACCCCGCCGATCTCGTTAAGATTTTCGCGACTACGGATTTCATCGGCGTTCAAGACGCCAATTTCGCGCGCTGCTTTGTAGGCCGCCCATCGCGCAGCCACATCGCCCTTGAGCAGGGCATCGGTCAGAAACTCAAAGTAAAAGCCGTCATCCGCAAAGGACTTGGTCGCCGACTGGGCGACCCGTTCGTAATGCGGCCCCATGTGATAAATGATGAATTCAAGCGACTGCTGCTCGATGTTCGAAAAGGTCGCCTTGGACAATTCGAACAGCAGGTGCGGGGGGATCCCAAACAGGCGCGCAACATCAAAAACGTTAAAGGTGCGCGTTTCGATCATCTGCGATTTTTCGTTATCGGTCGCCAGCTGCTGGAGTTTAAGCCCCCCATCTAGCACCGCCGTATCATGGGCATTCGCAACGCCAGCCTGTCGAGCCTTCCAATCTGCCTTAATTTGGGCCTTCGCCTCGGGCGAGATTTTTTGATCCGACTGCAGAACCGTCGGAACGACTGCGCCATTAGCAAAGAAACGGTTCGCGTATTCCTGAGTTGCCAAAGCGCCGCCCAGGGACTCACGCATAGCAGTCATGCCGTGCAACCCGGCCACGCCATCGCGGCTAAACCCTGGCACATACCAAACCTCGGACGCATCGAACCGCCCACGATCCCCATCGGGCAAAGTTGCATCAAAGAACAGCTCACTGCCGCTCTCTCTGGAAAAATGCGACCGCACAATCGTTGTATTGGGGTCCAGCCGCGTGAGTGCGGTCGGATCCTGACGAAAATTTCGCGACACATAGGCCACGCTGCCATGCGATAGCAGGATATCGGCCAGCATCGTTTCCTTAAACGCAAAGGCCGTTTGCGCCGGGTTGGGGGCCAACTTAAACAGCTTATAAAGCGGGTGCCCCTCCGCCCGCTCTTTGCCCTTTGCCCCCGTCCGGTCGTAGAGCAGCGGCGTCATCGCAAAGACACCCGTCATAATCCGCAACGCTTGGCGAACAGCGGGCAAGCCGATCATGGTCGTTTCGCTAACGCGGACTCCGCTACTGGCGAGGCCCCCACCCAGAGACGTGACTCCCCACTGTTCAGGGTGCTGCAAGTCACTTTGCGGCGCGCTGACCAAAACGGGCTCAGCCCGATCTTGAGGCGCACTTTCGGCAGGACCGGTCAGCGCGTTCCAAATGCGACTTCCAATGCCCACGGCCTACATCCCTGTATATTCATACTCGTCATCGGTCGTCTGGTGGACCAAAGCCCGCCCCAGCGCCATCGCCAATGCCACCATGCCGTCAATGCGGTTGGTGGACTTCCGCCGATCCGGCTTCACCATCTTGCAGTTTTCAGCGCCGTCACTTTGGATCTCCACACAGCCACCCATCCAGGTTGCCACCGGGTTATCTCCGTGGTTCAGCAGTAGCCCGGTGATGAGCCGTTCTAGCTCTTTGGTTGGCGCGGTCATCGACGCAAAGCCTTGCCCAAAGGGCACCACCGTGACGCCGTCTGTGCTCAACTGTGTCGTGATCTGGGTTGCGTTCCAGCGGTCAATCGCCAGTTCAACCAAGTCGACATGGTCACAAATCCCGGCCCCATTGGTGGCGGCACGAATGCGGTCTGCATGCTCTTCGTTTTCCGGTAGCCAGCCCGAGATGCTGGAGCGGATAACGTCATAGTCCACCACGTCGCCCTCGGTGCCGACGATCCACCCTTCGTCAATCCACTGGTCATAGGCAACATGGTCGTTTTTAGACCGTTCCTTAATCGTGGCGCTCGGCATCCAAAACCGCCACCACACATCCAGCCCGCCATCGTCCCGCCATGCCACCAGACAGAGCGCCGACAAGTCGGTGGTTGACGACAGGTCAAGACCACCAAAAACCTGCCGACCGGCAAAGCTGGCCAACATGACCGGCGTCACCGGGGTCGCTTGCCAGCGATCCATCGGCAGGCCGCCCGCAACCTGCTCGGTCCAGACGTTCAGGTGGTAGCGCTTGAAATCCGCGATCTTGTGCGCTTTGCCGTCGCACTTCACGACCTCAGACCGTAGATAGTCCTCTTTCACCGACACCCCAAAGCCGGGGTTTGCCTTCGCCCAGGTGGCAGGGTCGCGCCAATCGTCCTGCGGATCAG